GGTTCAACGGGGTGCAATTGGTGCCGCGATGAATAACACCAATCTTAATACTGGTGAGATATTCAAGACACACCACAGCATACGAAACGTACTAGATAGAATGACTAGTACTAATATTTTGGGCAAGAACCAGAATGTATTTGACCCTACATTTAAAGTTGCGGATAAACCAGTTGATGAATATGATTCACATGTATTTCATACCGTGACATCAACGGGGACTTATGGTAGAAGAAAAAGTTATCACGATGAGTATGATGCATCCAAGTTCAAAAAGAAACTTGAAAGTAAGTCAGTACTCAATCACCTATATAAGAACATGCTAAATATAACGGTAGAAGGTGCGGGTTTAATTATCGCAAAGGCATCTGTCGGAGATATCGTAAACCTAAAGGTTGCGAACGACAACGTAGAAAACTCAAGCAATAGCACTGAAGAAGACCTAATTGATAAGGCAAAGTCTGGTGATTTTATTATCTATGATACAAGACACACCTTTAGTGGTACGTCACATAAGGTGTCAATGAACCTGTGTAAAATGGAGAAACTTCCGTAATGCCTCAACCAATTCTATCTGAGTTCTATGGAGACAATACACGATGGTTCATTGCGACTGTTGTGGATGCGTCACCCCCATATGGTTATGAAGGACGAGTAAAGATTCGTGTACATGGATTACACACAGAATCCACCCGACTAATTCCCCAAGCAGATTTGCCTTGGGCACAATGCGTGGTTCCTACTACCGAAGGTGGTGCGTCTGGTATCGGAAGAATGCCACAACTACAACCAAGTGCATTGGTATTTGGTATGTTCATGGATGGGGCAAACTCACAGACACCTATTGTGTTGGGATCAATTCCTCACGTGGAATTTCCTAGTGCGGTACAGATGGGGCAATCCGTTCAAGACACTGGTGTGGATAACAAACCAGAAAGTATGTGGCAAAAGTTTACCGGAGCAATAGCACCCGACTTGTCAGATATCAGAAATGATGAGACTGGTGGTATTCAGAATGTAACAAAACTTGCAAGAGAGAAAAGTTCGGTAGCATTCTTCTTGAACATAGGATACACCGAGAAACAAGCAATCGGTATTACTGCGGGACTTTCTTTCGTGTCTGGTATGCGTACTGGGATCACCCCTCAATCAAAGGGAATTGGTGCGTTTAGTGATAGACGATATAATGACCTGCTGAAATACTCTAATAGTGGTAGTCTATTTCTTACTCAGTTATCATTTGTTGCATACGAATTAAACGGCACACAATCTAGTGCTAATATAAGATTGCTACAATCAGACAAACTTGATAACAACGGAATCTGTCAAATATTTGCTAAGTACTATTTACAGAGACCGAATGCGGTAAAGAACATAGAATTGCAAGCAAGACGATTGACTGATAGGATAGCATAATGTCACTTAGTAAACGTAAATTAAACACTGTTCTTAAAACCGAAGACAAAAAGAGTCAGGCAGGTACCCTAAAAACTAGGGCAACCGAGTCCGTTGACCAGACCTTTGTCAAAAGAAATACTGTTCTTGGTCAACAAGATGGTGCAGTTGTTGGTGGCATTAAATCATTAGGACAAACTTCTAATTCAAGTGAAGAAGTTATTACTAGTCATGTTGGCACAATCACCGATACGTTTCCTACAAATGGTGTGCTAGGCAATGTGCTTGTAGTCACCCAAGATACCGTAACAGACTCTAATGGTGAGTTCCTACGATTTAAGTCCTCTGCTGATTCGGCAGGGAGTCTTGTTCTCAATTCATTGAGTATAGACTCTAATGGTAGTGGTACTCTATCTGTATTACGAGGTGCGGGTCGCGATTCCGCAGACGAGGCACGAGGGTTTGGCACTCTGGAAACAAGTGTTAATGCTATGACAGGTCTTCCCGCCATCAAGGCAAGTAATCCTACTTCTGCACTTGCGGTTGTGTGTGATGGTACTGCGGAAAGTGTTGCTGAGTGTATTGCTATTGCGGAGAATAAAAAATCTGAGGCATATTCTGACCTTATTGAATTCACCACTGTTGTAGACTCATTAAAACCAAAGTCTGCGGGGGGTGGTGGACTAATGGGAGCAATCTCTGCGGTAACAAGTGCTCTTTCCTTTGCGGGTAATCTAACCGCACAGTTCAGTTCTTTGGCACCAGTTGCCGCATTAAATGAGCAGATAACTGCGGTACAGGATAAGATTGACTTAGCGGGTAGTGAACTTGAGTCAGGAATAAAAGATGCACTTCAAATAGACAAGTTAGATGGATTTGTTCAGAATGTAAAGGACACCGTTGAGAATTCCACTGGTATCAAAGAGTTAATGACAGAATATCAGTCACTCAAGGCAGAACTAGACACTTTACCCGATATGGATACTGTGATAGGAACGGATTTGACTGAGGTCAGAGCAATAATCAACGAGGCAAAAGATGCAGCGGATGATTTCAATGAAGAATTTGATGTGCGGACAAACCAAGGATTACAAGGTTCTCTACAGAATATTGCAGAGGGATTGTCCAATGCCGCATCATCCTTTATCCGTAAGATTGTTGATGGTGGTATTCTCGCGACTGATCAAGAGAGACAACAAATTCTATCAAGGTTTACTAGCGGTAATCCTAGATTACAAAAAGAAGCAGTCAAGACGATATCTGGTAAATCTCAAAATATATCAGATCGTATGAAAGGAATCCTTGCTACAGACGAAAACACATCTAGTACATTAGATATGCAAATACAGATGATAGCAAAGGCAAAGGCACAAGGTGTTCCCGAACAAGAGATTGCCAGAGCACAACAAGAAATTTCTACCATTGACAATAAGATGAAGCAGTTGGATACCACTATTGGTGGCACTGTTGTTATTGATGCAAGTCTTTATGATGAAGGCAAACCTATTGATCAGTCCTCTAAGTGGAGTGGTAAAAATAGTCCAAACGATGTCTTTACCTATGTTTCATCGGTAGAGGAGTTGGATACAGAATTTACTAATGTGAAACGAGATGTGACCGAAGTCGTGATTCACGCATCCGATACTCATACAAACAAAGACATCGGTGCTATAGAAATAAACAACATGCAAATTGAAATGGAACATGATGGTATTGGATATCATTATGTGATAAGAAGGGATGGTAGACTGCAACGAGGCAGACCCGTTAATACCGAGGGAGATCACACACCCAGTCATAATAAATATTCCATAGGTATTGTACTGGTTGGTGGTATTAATGTTTCTACTGGTGAGGATAACCCAACAGACTACCGATCTTCTCAGGCATTTACACGAGAACAGTTTACAACATTAGAGAAGTTTTTAAGAGGATTCTATCGTAGATTTCCTGGCGGTCAAGTGTTCGGTCACAATGATATTGACATAAGTGAGTCTGACCCATACTTTGATGTGGTAGATTATGTTGAGTCTGTGTTTAGAAAACAAAACAAAACAACCGATCCCCTAAATTCCTTACCATTGAGTCCATCGGAGATGAATCAGTGACAACTAAAAAAGACAATTTTGATTTAAGAGTTGCTAAACTCGGTGAGGGACTAGAGAATACTTTGGGTGTTGCCCAAGATGGTATGCAAGACCCTACTGGTGAATATCCCAAACGAGAGTATAACTTTGGGACATCAATCAATAAGGCATCTCGTGGGTCTAAGGTAAACAATCTCTATGTTGGGGGTGGTGACATTGGTGTGTCTCTGAACATACAGGCACAACGTCCTTCCGAGTATCCATTCAACCAAGTACAAGAAACTATATCTGGTCATGTTATTGAACAAGACGATACGCCAGGCGGTGAACGAGTATTAATTAAACACCGTACAGGTGCGGGTGTAGAGATGAGAGCAGATGGTTCTGTTATTATCTCTGCTGTAAACAACAAGGTAGAAGTGACTGGTGGTGACCAGACTGTTATCATTGAGGGTAATGGTAATCTCGTGTATCAGGGTAACTTGAACATGAAGGTGACTGGTGACTATAATGTTGATGTTGGTGGTAACTATAATCTTAATGTGGCAGGTAGTCTACGAGAGAACATCCTAGAGAATCACCGAACGATCACCACAGGTAATCGTGAAGAGACTGTCAAGAAGAGTAAGATCAACAAAACCATGAGTACTCAAACCGATGTGATTCTTGGTGAACATAATCATCAAGTGAAGTTGGATTATAAATCTGCGATTGAGGGTAATGTAGAAATTGCAGGAGGATCGTCAGTCTTTGTTTCGGGTGAGGAATCCTTTGCGGTGTCTGCCCCTGTTACAAACATTACTGGTGCTAAGTATGTTTCTGTTCTAGGACAGAGGGGTGCCGTGGGTGGTGATATGGTGGACTTCACAGGTAACGTATTCCAAGGTGGTGAGGGTGCGGTTCCATTTAATTCTGGTGCGGTGTTCTATGGTTCGTTCTATGGTAAGGCACTTGAAGCAATCAAATCAAACCACGCAGACAAGGCAGACCTTTCATTGAGATCGTACTACGCATCAAATGCAAAGGCATCACTAACCGCAGTGACTGCGGGTACTGCCGCAACTGGTGCGTCAACATTTACAGTGCCCAAGATTCTGTCGGCAAATTTCCATGTACCTATGCTTGCAAAGGAAGAGATGGCACTACCAACTGGTCACACAGAACCACCCCAAGCACAGATAACATCACAGTGGGTAGTGGGACAGGTAATGAATGGTGACTATGCAATTAGGACTGTTGTGGTTGACGGTGGAGATGTATTGTTAACTAAGACACTACTTAGTGATGATTATGAGGATGTATTCAACCATGTACCAACAACCCAAGAGATTCGTTCTGCATTCAGAAGTGATACGAATAGAGAGTTGGTTGGGAATATACTTGTTTCCGAAGAAAGATTAAATTCAAGATATAAAATAAAGAGTCCACCTGCCATTGGTAGAACAGTGAAGAAATCCCCATCATCTAGATTTGGGTTTGAACCAATTGGTAATGCAATTGAGAATAGAGGAAAGAGATTTACACCATGATAATTTTAGTTGATCCAGTATACAATCCGAACAAGCAAGGGCAGATTACGTCTGCGACTAAACTCGGTCCTGGCGTTACAATCGCAAAGTTTCTTGGTTCATATGGAGACAAGACACCATTTAACCATGTTATAACCAATACGGCACGACAGCAAATTGCGCGGCACCTGTACTTACAAGCAGAAGCAATGAGAATCATCAATGGTAATACAGAAAATTTCAATGACATTCGTTTGATTGTGTCTGAGGGTCTCTACAAACCACGAGAGGTTGATGAGAACAACAAGACCATGCAGAAGAAATCTGATGGCAGACTTGTGTATTATCAAGTGATAGATCAGGAAGGTAAGATTAGTCTAGAGAAGACATTTGATGTTGCTGAGTATCTGAAAGATTATATCAGATTTAAAAAACTGTACCTTGATTATGATCAATACAATCCAGACGGAAGTCTTACCGCACAGATTGGTATAGAGTTCCCTACCACACCAGAATCCTTTGATATTAGATTTGATGGTGATGTGGAAACTTATTTCAATAACACACTAATGAGTGGAAACGAATTAGTAGAAATAAAGGAAAGTGACTAAAAAGTCATATAAATAGAACTATGGCAATACGTAGAGCATTCGCACAAGAAGACACTAACCTACAAACGGCATCCATTACGGCAAGTCGGATACGAGGTTATACTGATATTGATTTAACTTTCTCGCCCAAACCTACTGGTGGAGACATCTACAAGAAGACGAATAGTGGGGCAGTTAAACAAGCAGTAAAAACGCTTATAATGACCAATTCCTTGGAGAAACCTTTTCGTCCAGACTTTGGTGCGGACATGGTATCTCAGTTATTTGAGTTGGCAGATAGAGGAAGGTCTTCTATTGTAAGACGAAGTATTATTGAGAGTATTGGTGTATATGAACCTAGAGCAGAAATACTAGATATTAAGGTATCCCTGCAACCAGATAGAAACACCCTAGACGTAATTTTAAAATTCAAAATTGTTAATACGGAAGAGCAAGTTGAATTCACTACCACACTAGCAAGGTTAAGATAAAATGGCAACAACAATACAATCAACATCATTAGATTTTGATGCGATCAAGAATAACTTAAAGACATACCTCGCACAGCAAGATGAGTTTGCGGATTATAACTTTGAAGCATCTGGTCTGTCAAATATCTTGGATGTTCTTGCGTACAATACGCATTACAATGGACTTACTGCCAACTTTGCCTTGAACGAATCATTCCTCGGAACCGCACAGTTGCGTAGTTCTTTGGTATCTCTTTCAGAAGGTATTGGTTATATTCCCGATAGTATGACATCATCACAGGCAATTATCAATCTGACGTTGAATCTGTCTGGTGTTTCTGGAGCACCAACTACCATACAAATACCTGCGGGATATAAGTTCAACGCAACGGTAGATGAACAAGAATTTGTTTTTCAAACACAAGAAGATTTAACTGCTGATGATAATGGTGATGGTCTGTATATATTTAAAGACGCATCGTCTAATAAAAATATTAAGATATATGAAGGTATTGAAAGAGTTAAAACATTCATAGTATCTCGTGCCGAAGACAACGAAGTCTATATCGTTCCAGATAATACTATGGATACTGGCACCGCGATAGTTCGTGTTTATGAAAACCCGACTTCTTCTGTATTCCTGCCATACACAAATATCATTAATGCAAACAATATTAATGAAAACTCTACATTGTACTTTCTCAAAGAAACACCTAATGGATTGTTTGAATTGTCCTTTGGTAACGGAACAACTTTGGGTAAGGCACCTAAGACTGGTTCAAAAGTTACTGTATCTTACCTTGCGGTAAGTGGACGTGCATCTAACTCTGCTAAAGTGTTTGAACCACAGGCAGAAATTAGTGTTGGGGGTCAGAATTATGATGTGTCGGTGTCAACTGTAGATAATGCTATTGCAGGTTCTCCCAAAGAATCTATGGAATCTATTAGACAGTTTGCTCCCTTTCAGTATGCAACTCAGAACCGAATGGTAACTGCGGTAGATTACTCTGCACTGGTGCTACGTAATTTCTCCACACTGATAAAAGACATGAAATCATTTGGTGGTGAAGAGGCACTTGAACCAGAATTTGGTACAGTATTTTTGTCAATTCTCTTTAATGCAGAGGTCACGCCAGGCGGGGTGGTAGAGCAGAATACAAAAGATGCTATTCAAGACCTTGTAAAACAATTAGCAGTTGCTTCGTTCATTGTCAAGTTTACTGATCCAGTCAAAACTTTTATTGAGACCCGAACGTTTTTCCAATTCAATCCTAGTTTGACAACACTGTCTAGGAATACAATTCTAAATAAAGTAAAGGGTGCTATTACAAAATACTTCACAGATAATACTGGTAAGTTTGGACAGTCGTACAGACGTTCTAATTTGTTAACCATTGTGGATAATGTATCTCCCGCTATTTTATCATCTCGTTCACAGACTTTTGTTCAGAGAAGGTTTACGCCACAACCGACAGTCTTACAAGATCATACTCTACGATTTGCGGTTCCGTTAAAATCCCCAGACGATGTTGATTACATTATAACATCATCACAATTCTTGTTTAAAAATAAGACTTGTGTCCTAAGAAACAAGTTGAATACTAATAAATTAGAAATATTCAATGGTGAAGACAATGAGGTGATTGTTGATAACGTAGGTTCGTATAGCGGTGATGTTGTATCAATTGTTGGATTACAGGTTGATAACTTTGTTGGGGCAAATAATTTCATTAAAGTAAGTGCTGTACCTGCCAACGAAAGTTCGTTGACCCCTTTCAGAGAAGATATTGTAGAACAAGACATCTCCAACACCTTTGTTTCTATTCGCGAGATTGCCACTGGAGTCACTAACTAATGGCACAGAAGAATGATACGTTAACCGATATCGGACGTAGAGAGATTGCGTTTACCAGTCATGCTATTGATAATGTCCTGCCTGACTTTTTTAAGACTGAGTATCCAAAATTAATTAGTCTGTTAGAACATTACTATGAGGGGGAACATGTCCAAAATTCACCCGCACGATTGATCCACGAATTGTTTCTCAGTCGCGATATCACACAGACAGATTTAGAGTTGTTGTCCTACATTGAAGACGAACTTCTGTTGGGACAATCCTACTTTGAGGGATTTGCGGACAAACGCGCTGCGGCAAAGTATTCAAGTATTCTGTATCGTTCTAAGGGTACTAAGTACTCTATACAACAGTTCTTCCGAACATTCTTTACTATTGATCCAGAGATTGTCTACACAAAAGAAAATGTATTTAAGATCGGAGACGAGAAATCTACTCTAGGTCTTGATGGACAGAGATACATTACCGATAACAAATTGTATCAGACATTTGCACTATTAATCAAGTCAGACATAGCATTTAGTGAGTGGGTAGTACCTTATAAATTATTTACTCATCCTGCGGGAATGTATGTTGGAGCAGAAGTTCAGATTGTATCAGTAGTGGCAGATACACTAACCGCACCACAGGTAATACCGGCACCACTGCCACCTATTGCGGTTCATTCGGAAGCATCGTTTGGAGACTTTGGACACATGGATATTTCTGCCCTTGTTGATGACCTATATACTGATTCGGCAGGAGTCTTGAGTAGAATCAATGCAGAACTTACTTCTGTAGAAGACTTCTCACTTGAACAGATACAGACTATTAACAATCAGTATTCGTCTATACGAGAAGCACAGATTTCTAGTTCACCCACATTTGATGATTCAGATGAAGTAGGAACTAATGGTATGGACTTGAGCAACTCGTTCTCGTTTGAAACGATGGATCAAGACAAACATCAATTTTGGAGTGCAGACTCTGATCAATATATAAAAAGTTTCACATTATAACTTATAAACTCTTATAAATAGTATGAACAACAGGACTGAATAGAATGGCACGACAGACACTAAACAGAGGAACTGCGGCAAATGACGGAACGGGTGATACCCTCCGAGTTGCGGCACAGAAGATAAATGAAAACTTCGCACAACTATACACTGCCATTGGTGGTGATAGTGCGACTGCGACAGTAAGATTAACTGCCGCA